AAATGTAAAAGGGCTTGGGCGTGGTATTATATTTTATGGTCAAGCAACTCCAATAGTATCTGGGTGCTCAAGATGAGAAGCGAAGTCTTCTAATAAGGGATTAGAAAATGACTCAAATAAATCATAAAATTAGAATTGTAAATTGGTTATTGACAAGGCGGTGTAACCTTAAATGTGAATATTGTGCTATTGTAAGAAACTACAAAAACATGCCAAAAGAATATCCTGATATGTCACATTACATATCTAATCAAATGGCACCAGATCGAGTAATAAATGGACTGGAGAAAATTAAAAAGCATAATCCGGATTGCTTTCATATTTTCTACGGTGGGGAGCCATTTCTATTTAAAGGGTTGTCAGAAGTAATTAATTACTGCAATTACCAGGATATTCATTACACAATAATTACTAACAACACAGATGAAATTCAAGGATTAATTGAAAAATTACTCGGGGACGTTATAAAAGGGATCAAAGGATTGACGTCGTCAGTTGATCCCATCTTCCATCAAAAAGATGCCTCAGATCGAGTCAGGAAGAGTGTTAGCGGGTTTGAGAGATTAGTCCGATATAAGGCATGGATAAATGATATTGTGGCTGAAATAACCGTCATGAACGAGAATGTGCCATATATCTATGATCTGGTCAAACAGTTATCTGAAAATGGAATAAACAGCGATATTACATTCATTGATATTGCAAAAAATCAATATTACGATTTTGCTAATGTTTGGGAACCGTGGAAATTGGTTCATATTAGTCCAGATTTGGCAAAGCAATTTCAAATGTTGCATGACGATAAAGAACTTGATATTCATATGAAGGATTTTCTACTTCCAGAGATATGGAACATTCTTCCATCTAATATGGATTGTAAATTACAGAACGGAATCCATAATTTATCAGTTGATGCAGACGGATCAATTAGACTATGCCTAAGAGTCAGAGGGGTTGGAACTCCAACAGGATATAATTTAGAAAATATTTTTGATAAAGACGGGAACTTTAATCAACGAGCATATATAAGTTTGTGTTTTGATAAACAAAAATTTTGCCAATTGTGCAATCATACATGTCAGTTAATGAGTATGTTCGGGGACCAAGTTGAAAATCTTGTTCATTTGAACAAGCGCGGAGGAAAATAAAATGGATTATATAAATAATGCAATTGAGTTTTGGAATCTCATCTATGACTCAAAAATTGTTAAAATAAAATTTGAAAAGAAAGATGGAACAACTAGATACATGACCGCTACCTTGGATTTCTCTTTGATTCCGAAAGACAAACAACCTAAAAGACAAATTAATATGCCAAAAATAATTAATCTTGCTAGAAATAATAAGGTTGTTCACGTTTTTGATCTAGAAAAGAAAGACTGGAGATCAGTAAACATTGATACAGTTGATTATATTGAAGTAGGTGACAAAATGTATAAAGTGAGGGTGTAAATGGAAAATATCTTAGATTCGTTGATTAAAAGTTTTGGGACCAATAATAAATTACAACAAATGATGCAATTATGCACAATAATAACAGAAGAAGAGGCCCCAAATATAAACCATCCAAAAAAACTTCCATATGGACCAAATGTTTTTCTTTCAATTGAAATCCCTCCAAGAAAAAAGAAAAAAATAAATTATTTGACTCTAGAGCGCGAGAATGAAGATACATGGGTTGTTATTCTTTACGAAATGCTTGAAAAAAATTATGAAAATGAGGATGAACATCCAAAATTGATCAAAGCGCATGAAGTTAAAGATCATAGACCAAATAAAATTTTAACCGAATTTGCGAAAAAAGTTAAGTTTTACAGGGGAGAAAAAAATGAATCCAAAAGAGAAACTAATTTATGAAGAGCAGATGGGAAAAAGAAGTGGGCAAGAAATAACGATAAATGAAAATTATTCAAGATTGGTTATAAGTGAATTTAAAGATCTAAAACTTGGCAATCCATACATAAATCGCAATTTTATGCCAACTAAAAATTTATTTCATTTACTAAACAAAAAAATTTATACCCAACTCAACGGCGATAATACGCAACTTCTCCACCTTCTTCCAATGAATTGCCGTTTGGAAAAGTCGATCCAGCCAGACCATTTAATTTACGTTATTGAGAGCCACCCAGAACTCAGAACAATATCTTTAACAAATCATCAGCATAATTTTATTGAAATATTAAAAGCATCTGGGCATTGGGATGAATAAGGGTATACTGGAATGGAACTAAAAGGGAAACAATACTATGATGCTCCATGGAAGTTTGTTATAGCATTTCCCTATTGTGTTTATATAATTTTAGTAAATAAATTTCATAAAGCGGTATCTCAATTCATGGTTTTCTTTAGAAATATTCCTCTCAGGGGGCTTGGAGATATGCTATACAAAGCCCCTCTTTATAACATTCGAGGTAACCAACACGCATGCTTAGGAAGTACTTTAGGAGTAAATATTCGAGACCCGGTTCTTTCGATTGAGAAGGCAATAAGTCATTTTTGGAATACTTCCTATAACGAGGATTTTCTTTCTAATATATCTGCCTATCAACAAACCGAGATAGTAAATAATTACTTCACATGGCAATACTATTCAAAAGTAAACCCAATGGTAATTTTTGAGATTCCGTGGATTCCGTATAAAAGTTTAAAAGAAGTTATAAATGATATGGAAAAGAACATCGACAAAAATCAATCAAAATCTATAAAAATGGAAGATATTACGAAGTTATTTTCTGATGTATCACAAGATTTAAGTGATGTTGAGAGAGGCCCACAAAATGTAGACAGGCAGAAACTTTTTTATGGAGTTGCAAATTATATCGATATTGATGGTGATGGAACACCTATATATTGTGAAGATTCATTCACTTTAAAGAAAAAACAATATTCTATAATTACATTTGTAAGTAATTGCGAGGAAACTTTTAAAGTTACGCATCTACAAGTTTTAAACTACAAAGGAGAAAATCAACTTATAAAATTGACATCTGGTGTTAGAAATAAAATAAAAGAATCAATTCAAAAAGAAAAAGTAATACTTACTCAAAATATCGACGGGATAGATATAAAAGCTGATGATATTATTCAAATCGTTCATCCAGGCGGATCAACTAGATTTAAGAAAATTCGTAAAATTCGATACAATCTAGATGGCAAAGTTGAAGTCCTACTTGGAAATGAGTATTATTTATTAGAAAGAATTAAAATTCTTAATAAGCTTGATTTATCCAAACCAACACTTTACGGTGAAGAACTTACGAAAAATGAAATTTATATATACTTAACCAAATACTCACATACAAAAAGATCTATGGTTTTATCAACATATTTGTGTGTGAAATATTTGAGCACCGACATAACATCGTTAGGTGAGGTGAATCATTATTTTCGTGATAAAGATAATGATGACTATAATTACACAATTAGTTCATCCAACCAAAAAGTTTACAATATAAAGAAACTTTATAAAAAGAATGAGTTAATTTCTGTTCCCAATTTTTTTAGAGTTGGTAATACCATATCCAAAACAAAGCCTGAAGACGTTTTGCATCCAGTATATGAAATTAAAAACGAGATGATGTTAGTCAACAAGCATAATGAGATTTCTTATGGAACCATTTCCAAGAGTGAAATTATAGATAATTGCTTTTCTAATGATAGAAAAATATTTTCTCTTTATGGAATAGATGGAGTTATTAATTTTTCTGTTGGTGATAAGGTAATAACTCCAGACTGGTCCCGGAACCCAATGGAAATGTTAAAGATAAAAACAATTACTGGGTTTGATTTTAGTCAAGATAACACATGTATCTATGCTATTTTACAGGATAAAAACAAAAATGAAAGTTTCGTTAAGTTTATTGAAAATATATCATATGCAGGTCAAAAAATTCATATATCTTCAATGTATAGAATTTTAAATGAATATGGTGTTCTTCAAACTGGAATGAAAATCAAAGCAAAAGTTCCCAGAATACAAAATTTTCCTCTTTCAGATGTAAATATTATTATAGGAATTTTTCGTGATATGCAAACGCCAGACCCTCTAGTATTATGCTCAAATGGTTGTACGTTATGGTATAGTGACATTATAGAGAAATTTAATATTTTCACTATCAACGATCTCAAATGGAATAAAATGAACCACGAACCTTTTATTATGTCCAAAATAAAACCCCAAATTGGAGATTTTTATGTTTCTGTTAATACTCCTATAAATCCATTTGTATTATGTAAAAATTTTCATGAGAGAAATTCTCTTACCTGTGTCTATTATAAAGAACTTTTTTCTACCATCGAGCAGATACCTAATTTTTCATTTACCCAATCAATAAGGAAACATTCAACGCCATACGGAGTTCTTACCCCTCGTTATAGTCAATCTCAACTGATGGATATGAGTCTTATACCTGGGTTTCCAAGTCCATTTTTGAATATTACATATAATGAGAGATCAAAGTTATCCTTTAAGGATGACCCAAGGAGGACTAGAAGAAATGTTTAACGTATATCTGAATAATGGGGAACAAATACCAGATGAGCAAGCTTGCTACATTATTGCTAAAGATGGAATTTATTTAAAGAAAAATCTTGGAATAATTGAAAGTGTTATAAAAGTTAATAAAATTTCATTTCTTGAAGCATTAAAAGAGCAAGCGCAACTGAATATAAATAAATTACCTGCAAAAAGTTGTGGGCAAATACAGAAGTTTTTTAAAGATATTTGTATTAAATATCATGGGTCTGAAGCAATTGTTCTTTTATATTATAACCAAAAAACGGGAAACTATAGAATAATTGCGCCCACTCAAATAGTATCTGGAGGAACATGCGATTTTTCTCGAGAAGAATCACTAGCTATAGAAGGATATAACCTTATTGGAGATATTCATTCACATGGAAGCGGAAGCGCATTTCATTCTGGAACAGACGATATCGATGAAAAAACTGGCGTTGATGGATTACATATAACATTTGGTAGCGTGAGCGAAAACGATATATCTATTTCAGCGTCAATTACAGTTAACGGAAAGAGATTCTATGTAGAACCAAATGAATATTTAGAAGGGTGTTTATGCAAATCAAATAAAGAAATTCAAAATGAAACACGTATATTTAAATTAATTGATGAAAAATTAGTGGAGCAGCTTTCTGAAAATTCAATCAATTCAAATGGATATTTTCATAAAAGGTATGTTTTTGATGTTTCAGAAGAAGAACGAGAATACCCCGAAGAATGGCTTACAAATGTTGTATATCGTGCTGATCTCGCAAGGACCACAAATTATGCAATTCAGAAGAAACCATTTGAGCATTGGTGGCCTAACAGAGAAACTTTTTCTCATTGGAGACACTTCGAAACTTGGGAAGATTACTTTGATAACCAGTACGGAGTAGCAACAAACCCTTTGAATGTAGGGCCAGCAAGCAAAAATATATTTGGAGAAGGGTATGTTTGTGAAAGATGCCCATATAAAAGAAAAGCTTTGCAAATTGAGACGGGAATAGACGACTCTCAAAATTTCAACTCATCTAAAGACGATAGAATTCCATTGAAAGATAAAGATATATACGATACAGTTGAAGAGCAACTTACACATGAAGATTTTCTGAATACCCCTCAGGCCCCTCAAGATAAAGACCAAATTGAAGATAACAACTCAGATAAAATTCCCAAAAATCTTAAGGGAAAGCCAAAAAGTCGGCTTCAAAAATTTTGGGAGTCTTTTTAAAATGAGAATTGTTTTAATTGGCCTTGGGGGAGTTGGAACAATCTTAGTTAACAGATTGTGTCGATTTATAAACTATGCAAAAATAGAAATTTTAAAAGATATTCAAATTCATCTTATTGATGGGGATACTTACGAAGAAAAGAACTATGAGAGACAGGAATTTCTGGGATTCGGAAACAAAGCAGAAATGAAAGCAAAAGAGTTAGAAAGAATTTATAAAAAAGTAAAATTTTCTACTTTTAATGAGTATCTCAATCAAACAAATGTTTCTGAGCATATTCAAAATGGCGATGTTGTTTGCCTTTGTGTTGACAATCATGCTACCAGAAAATTTGTTTCAGATTATTGTGCTACTATTTCAAATATAACCCTTATATCTGGAGGAAATGAATGGACAGACGGAAATGTGCAAATATTTGTCAGACGAGATAATAAAAATCTTACTCCAACGTTGACAATGTATCATCCAGAAATTGATAACCCGGATGATAGATCCCCAGAAAACATGTCATGCGAAGAGTTAGCAAATTCTGAACCACAGTTATATTTCGCAAATCTGTCAGTAGCAACGTTTATGTGTTGGGCATTTTGGAATATTGTTATTGAAAATAATATTGAAGAGTCTGAAATTTATTTTGATATTGGAATAATGACAGCAAGGCCTGTAATAAGGGCCGTTAAGTAAAAGGAGAAAAAAGAATGAAAGTTTACACAAAAGAACAATTGGACAATATGACAGATAAAGAAATGAAAAGAATGGCTTTTAATGAACTTGGACTGGTTGGACTTTCAAAGAAACCCAAAGCAGAAGTTATAAAAGCTATTCTAAAAAGCCAAAATGTAAGCGGAGGAACTCAAGCAGCCTTTGAGAAACCTGCCATCTCTTCATTTGCAGACCCAATTAAGAGCGTAAGCGGAAATTTTAAAAGCGTTCTTAGCAGACCAGGAGCTACATTTGGAAATCGAACAGACACAACAATTCAGGTATCCAGTGGGGCCAACGTTGGTAACTTTAATGTTGTGGGTCGAAAAGTCAGTGAAGTAGCTGAATTTCTTCGATAAGTTCTCAACGTTGATCGTATGGCCAATTCTGTAGTTAATGGCGCAGAAGTTTCTGGAAACTATGTAATTAAAGCCGGGGATATTGTTGAATTTATGAAACCGGCCGGGAAGAAGGGGTGTTGATACCACCCTAATTAATATTAAGGGGGGAGAAACTCTCCCCCCAAAAAATTCCTTATCTTTGAAAGGAAACATTTGAATGTTCAGGAAGATATGCGTTATTGGCCTTGGAAGTTTGGGAAGCTATTTGTGCAAATATCTTTCAGAACTAGATCAGGTAGAACACCTTGTTTTAGTCGATCGTGATATTGTCGATATAAATAATTGTAGAAAGTCAGCAATTGTTAAATATCAAGTTGGGATGCGAAAAGTTGATGCGGTAGGGCAAATGATTTATAATAATGTCAAAATAACAAAAATACATCAAGAATATATAGAAGGGCTTACAACTCTTCCTAAATCTGACTTAGTAATAGATTGCAGAGATGAATTTTGCAAAAGAAAAAAAGAAATTGACATTCGAATGTTTATATCAGAAAATCATCTTGTTCTTGATTGTACTAAAAACAGAGAATGTAAAAGAAGAGAAGGCCGCTACATTTTCGAGATTCCCAAAGAACAAATAAGTGTTGCTGGATTTTTTGCAGCAAGAATAATTGGAAGCAAAGAAATTTCTAAAATGCTTAAAAATAAGATAATCCATACAATTGATCTTAAAACATTAGTTCCTCTGGGTTCAGAAGAGATTCAATTAATTCTTGACAATCGCGAAGACATAATATATGATTATTATAAAGGTTCTGAAAAATTACTACAAGTAGAAGAAAATCTCCTTCCTATATTTAACTCGAATAAAACGAATGATATTGAGGTTTTTATTGGAGAAGAGCATCCAGTAAAACAATTTCTAGATTTACAAAAAATGCCTTATTATGCTGTAGTCCCCAAAGATACTCTGCGACAACCTTCAGATATTATCCCAGTTTTAATTAAGTTAACTGAAAATCTAAAAGACATTAATTTTATAGTAAAATGTAACTTGAAAGGTTACAAGAAACATGTTTATCTCATTCAAGAATCTGGCTCTGCCTAAAGACTATAAATTAAACCCGCATAACTTAGACAATATATTTCGAGATATCGCTTATGTAAAACAAAGAATGGGAGGGTTTCAAAAATTAGAAGGTGTCGAATACAATGATTACGAAAATTATAAAAGATACATCTTTTATGATGATATTCTTCCAAATGAAATAGTTACTAGCTTTAAGAAGGTTCCATTATTAACAAAAGTTGTTGAAATAAAAAATAAAGAAAAATATAGAGTTAAAAAAATTAAAGTATATACTGGAGCCGAAAACTCAATTACGAGAATATATTTGGATGTAAAATTCCACCCACATGTAGACGATATAAAGAAATATTGCGCCCCATCAATCGTAATGACGGGTAGTTTTTCATCATTTAAATTTGAAAAATTGAGAACAAGTTTGTATAGATGGAACTTGCCAAGATGTTATAAAGAGAACATTCCACCAATAGAAGATTTTATTTTGAGTCCAATTTTCGTAAACTGATTTTATTTGGAGATCGCATGGGCGAAGAACAATTTCAAAAGTTATTGGTGTCATTAGTTAAAGATATTATAAAAGAACAAGATAGAAGACTAACAAAAGAAGAGATTAAAGAGATCGCTAATGAAATTCTTCCTAATTTAGATAGAATGATTGCAGAAAAGGTTAAAAATCATTTCGTAGCATTGGCATATGCCATTTTAAAGAAATTTAAAAACGACAAGGAGACAATGGATGCCAAAGATACTTGATTATAATTCTTTTAGCGAGGAGTTGCCAGAAGTAACATCAAAGAACATTATGAGTAAAAAATTCTACCACCCACAGGGGTTATTTTCTGAGCAAATCTTTGGGCCTATAAAAAATTATACATGCCAATGTGGTAATTATTATGGCATGTCAAAATCTGGAGGAAAATGCAAACTTTGTAACGTCGACATTGTCAATAGTGATGAACGAAGAAAAAGATTTGCTATAATAAGACTTCCAATTACAGTTGTAAATCCATTATTCTATGATATTCTTTTAGAGCTTGAAGGGAAAGCATTAAAATCAGCTCTAGACAAACTTATGACAAATGAAAATAGTGTTTTATATCAAGATGGCGATGACTTTGTTGTAACTTTATCACCAGAAATTATTCCTGCCGGATCTAGAAAATGGGAACGAACAGACGCAATTAAAAAAATTGTTGAAGTTTTTATAGAAATGAAAATTCAAGATGGGGTTGAAGAATGGAAATTGATTCAAAAAAATATAGATAATCTTTTAATTGATAAAATTATAGTTCTTCCTCCAGATCTAAGACCCGCATCTATGGCCGGCGGAAAAAACAGACAATTAATGGATAAAATTAACAGATATTATGTCCAAATCTTAACAAAAAAAGAAATCATGAAAGATACAATTATTGACATCCACAGGAATAAAGAACTTTATTATCAATATTTTACTCAAATTCAAAAAGATATTAATGAACTATATACTCAAATTCTAATTAAAATGTCAAAGAAAGAAGGCCTAATAAGGGGGAATATACTTGGAAAACGAATTGACTTTTCTGGACGTGCTGTAATTGTTCCGGATCCAACCCTAAATATCGATGAGTGTTCTTTACCATATTATATGGTCCTAGAAATCTATAAGTTACCAATTGCAAAAAAAATAATTGAAACTGGAAAAATAAAACTTCTAAATGAAGCACTTGATTTTGTGGATGAGTGCGCTGAAAAAGGATCCCCAGTTCTTTATAAAATTTGTGAAAATATTATTGCTAATGAAGTTTGTATTTTAAACAGGCAACCTTCTTTGCATAGATTGGGGATGCTTGGGTTTAAAATCAAAATGACGTTTGATAAAGTTATTAAAATCCATCCTCTTGTTTGCCCTCCATTTAATGCTGATTTTGATGGAGATCAAATGGCTGTTTATATTCCAATTACAAATGAAGCAAAAGAAGAAGTTATAAAGAAGATTTTTGTAAAAAATAATTTCAGTAGCCCAGCAAATGAGAATCTAACAACAACTCCGAGTCAAGATATTATCTTAGGAATCTATGCTCTTACACAAAATAAATTTGACCAATTAAAATCATTCGTAGAATGTAAAGGAAAACAAATTACAGAAAGCAGAAAAATCTTTAATGGTTGTCTTCCTACAAATTATCCAATTGTTGATGAACCCATAAACGAGAAGAAACTCATTTTGATTTTAACAGATATAAAAGATAAGTACTCAAAGGACGTCTTAGCAGAAACTCTCGATAACATCAAAAGAATTGGATTCAAATACGCAACTCTCTTTGGTTCAACAATGTCTTTGGATGATTTTCTATTTGAAGGATCTTCTGAATTGCGAGATTCGTTATATTCCAGTTCAAACATAAGTCACCAGCTTGCAGCAGTTACAGATTATGGTGTGATTGAGATCCTTAAAGAAAATTTTACATACGCATATATGATTGAGTCTGGAGCTAGAGGAAGTTGGGATCAAGCAAAACAATTGGTTCTAACTAGAGGATTTATTTCAAACTTTGATGGAAATATCCTCCAAACTCCAATAAAGCATAATTTGCTAGAAGGGTTAACCCCAAGAGAGTTTTTTACATCAACTTATGGTTCAAGAAAAGGTCTTCTTGATGTTGCCCTTAATACAGGAACATCTGGGTATCTTTCAAGAAAATTAATTTTCACATGCGCAAATCTTCAACTGGATGAAAATCTTACAGATTGCGGGACACAAGATACATTAACTGTTAATGTTGACACAGAAAGAATTGCAAAAATGCTTATCAAAAGATGGATGCTAATAAAAGATGGGCATTTTGAAATGATTACAAAAGATAATTTTCAAACTTTAATTGGGAAAACGATTGAGATTAGAAGCCCTATATATTGTCAAACTCCAAGAATATGCAAGATGTGTTATGGGAATTTATATGAGTCAATAAACAGTAGATTTATAGGAATAATTGCAGCACAAACTCTTGGCGAACGTTCAACTCAACTTGTTTTGCGAACGTTTCATACATCTGGATCAGCTATTACAAAAGGGGATAACCAAATGCGTCAGCAAGATATTAGTGGAGATTTGACATCTGTCTCATCAATGCTACATAAATTTGACACAAATGACCCAAGTGAAATTGCAAGAAAATTATTTAAAGCCTATGATAAAGATATATATCACGTTCATATTGAATGTGTTATTGCTCAACTTATGTGGAACGATTATAGAAAATGGAGATTGCTAAAAGACAGAAGTTCAGTTGAACCAAATTTCTTTTCTATTCAGTCTGTTCCAAATCAAGAAAGTTGGATATTGGCAATGGCATTTTCAAATCCAAAAAGAAGTATTATTAATGGTATTCTAAATGAAGGTAGATATCAAGGAGTCTTGGACAAAATTCTCAAAGGAGAAAAAATTATATGAGAGAGCTGATAAATCCTATATTCTCATTACAAGATAAAAATATATTTCAAATCAGACAAGAAGATTATGATAAATTAATGGAAAATGTTCGACGAATTGTCGAACCTGTTACACAAATCGGATTTTTGATTGATTCTCTCGAGTTAAAATCATCAAGATTTTCTTCTGGAGAACTATCCAAAACATTACGAGATACCATTTCAATTATATTGAGAAAAGGAAGTTCTGTTATTGATCTAAGCATGTTTATTCCTAAGTTAATTGATGGAAACTATATAGTTATAAATGGGAGAAAAAAAGTTCCGTTGTTTCAATTATTTGATATTCCAATTGTAACAAGAGGGGATACAATAAAATTCAGAACTAATGTTGCAACGTTAATGATTTTAAAGCAAAAGGAAACCCCGCTTGTAGCCGTAAGTTTTCTTGGTAAAAAAGTTCCGCTGGCATATATGCTATTTGCCCATTTTGGGATTGATGAAATAGTTAAAAGATTTGAGTTAGAAACAGCAACCCCAAATAAAGATTCAAAAAACTTGTACGAAAATTTAATTTGGGATCTAAAAGAAAGTTATAATGAAGCAAAAGATTTTACTCAAGATGATTACATTTTATCAATTGGAAGGATCTATACTAAATATAATGCGAAATCAAAGGGTGAAGATGTTATGTATGCCCTTGAAGTAATTCCAAAAATTGATATCTTTACAGCTGAATTTATGACACACGACACAATTTTGGATGAACTGGTTTACGCATTGAGAACTGGTTATATAGATGACTCTCTATTTACAAATAAAAGAATTAGATGTTTTGAATATGCGATATATTCTAAATTAATTAAGGTTATATTTGACCTTTGCTTTTCAAATAGAACAATCCGCCAACCAAAATTTAATATTAACTCAAATCAAATAATCTCGGAATGCAATGTTTCAGATGTGATTCAATTTGATTTTTCTATTAATCCAATTGAAGAATTGACAAAACTTTCTAGAGTAAGTCTTCTAGGACCTGGTGGCTTTAAGAGAGAAAATATTCCGAAGCATTTACGAGATATATCTGAATCAATGTATGGGAGAATATGCCCGGTTGATACCCCTGATAGAGATAATTGCGGAGTTCTGCAAAATTTGGTCCCAAATGTTAAATTGGACGAGAATAAAAAGTTTTCTACAGAAATTTGTGAGGACCAACCAATATCAATTCCAGTCTCGTTTGTTCCATTTTGTGAACATAACGATCAAACAAGACTCCAAATGTCTTCGTCACAGCAGAGACAAGCGATTATGCTAAAAAAATTTGATAGCCCGCTTATTGCGTCTGGGACTGAATGGTTATATACAAATAAAACACAGTTTGTAAAAGTTGCAAAAAAGGATGGGGAAGTCATTCATATTGATAAAATGATAATTCTTGTTAAATATGAAGATGGAGATGTTGATATTTTTGATATTTCATATAGAAAAATATATGTTGAGAATCTTGATTTCTTAAAAGTGTATGTTAAACCAGGAGATAAATTTAAGGCGGGTGAAATTCTTGCCGAAAGCAATTTCTGCCAAGATGGAAAAATAACAATTGGAAAAAATTTATTAACTGGAGTTATGGTATACTATGGAAATAATTATGAAGACGGGATTGTTATTTCTGATAGATTGGTAGATAAAGATGATGTTTTAACATCTGTTCATTTCAGGGACTTGTCGTTTACAATTCCTCCGCATAAAGTTCTATTAACATTGCAAAATGGAATTTATAAACCTCTACCAAATGAATTAGATATTATAAATGTTGGTGAGCCATATGCAATTCTAAAAACAATGAGTTCCGAAGATCTTTATTCTGTATTTAATGAAGAACTTGAATTACAGGCAGAAAAGAAATTTCTTGTTTCAGAAGTTAATTTATTTGTAAACGAGTACTGCACTGATATTCCTGAATATAAAGAGTGGGTTGAATCTAAAATTTTAGAACAAAGAGAAAAAGAAAATTTTATTCAGAAAATTATTCGGGATAATTTACCAAAACACGAAGCAGATAAATTTATAAAAGAAAAAGGATTAGACGTCTTTTCATTTGTTGGAAAGTATAAAGAAAAGAAGGAAAAGATCGATGGAATAAGAGTGAATCTTTATGGAATTCATTTTCGAAAAATAAGAGTTGGAGATAAGATTGGTAATAGGCATGGGAATAAAGGAGTTATTTCAAGAATTGTTCCCCATGAAAAAATGCCAATGCTTGAAGATGGTAGGCATTTAGATATTTGTATAAATCCTCTTGGAATAATTTCAAGAATGAATATTGGTCAATTATATGAACTACATCTTTCAATATCAGTTTACAATTTAAAACAAAAAATGTTAAGTATGATTGCTTCACAGGTTCCGTCAAAAAAGATCAAAAAATATTTAATGAATTACATTAATATTATTGATAATACAAAAAACAAGTGGTATTCTGAACAAATGAATACCGCAATTCCAAAAGAAATTACTCGAGAATGGGTTGAAGATAAACTTCAAATCATTCAGCCTCCAATGGAATCTATTAAGATAGAACAATTGACTCAGGCTCTTAAATATACAGAAACAAGCTTTAAGCAAAAAATTTATGATCCTGTTTCAAAAAACTATATCTTGAATCCAATTGCTGTTGGTTATATGTATTTCTTTAGAATGGTTCACATCGCTGAAGAAAAACTAGCAGCAAGAGGAATTGGTGTTTATGCAAAACGAACACTTCAACCATTGGGGGGTCGTAGAAATAAAGGAGGCCAGAGATGCGGCGAAATGGAAACAGCGTGTATCATTGGCCATGACGCACCAATTAACCTTTGTGAGTTTTTAACTACAAAATCAGATTGCACAGAGTTAAAAAACTCGTATATTCGTAATTTGATTCAACCAGATTTAGTGGATGAGTCAAAATTTTTAGATGCAACTCCCGAATCTGTAAAATTACTAAATGCATATTTAACAATAATAGGAGTGGACTTAAAATGAAAAACAGAACTTGCCAAATATGTGGTAGCGAACTTGCAATGATTAAAGTAACTCCAGAGCTATATTTTTACATAAATGAAAAAGGTCAAGTTGAACGAGATAAAAACAATGATTTCGGAGGACTGGGTCCCTTTCCAGAATTTAAGCTGATTTGCACATATGACAGAATCCATGATATATGGCCTCTTCTTGGAACACAAGAACATAACGATCTTATAGATTGGTGCGAAGAGTTTGAAAATTCCTGTAACTCACTTATAAAAAAAGAAGGAATCTAGGAGGCAGAATATGGAGTGTAATCTACCGGATATTCAATGCACAGAACCAAACATTAGAAGGGAGATAAGAGAAGTCGGGGTCGAAAATGTTGAGGTTCCTTTTAGACTCGAATCAAAGTATGGCGGGCATCATCAACTCATTGCAAATGTTTCAATGAGAACCAATTTGGACAAAAAAACAAAAGGGATTTCAATGTCAAGATTAATACGAACTTTAAAAACATATCTTGATCTCCCTTTGAAAAGGACCTTAATACAAAAGATTCTAGAGGATTTAAAAACCAATGTTGGAGGAGATGAAAGCTATATGAAATTTGAGTTTAAATTTCCTATTAACAGATCATCTCCAAAAACACACAAAATTTTTCCAATATATTATAATTGCAGATTTGAAGGACAACTTAAGAATGAACTTGTTGATTCGGGAGCGATATTAAAAGAAAGACTCCCGGTATTCAAGTTTTTTCAAGGAGTTAGAATTCAATATGCATCATACTGCCCATGTTCAGCAGAACTATGTAATGATCTCAAAGAGAATAATATTATTGGGCATCCACACGCTCAGAGATCATTTGCAGACATTTTAGTTGTGACAGATAATAAGACATATGTTTGGTTAGAAGATATTGTTGAAGCAGTTGTAAAACGGATCCATACACTTCCATATGCAATTATTAAAAGACCGGATGAACAAGAAATTGCCAGAATTGCAGCAGAGAATCCAATGTTTGTTGAAGATGCAATTCGACTAATTTCACAAGCATTGGATGAAATGGAAGGAATAAAAGACTGGATTGTAAAGTGTAATCATGAAGAATCAATTCATACATCTGATGCAATCGCGATAAACTGGAAAGGTGTAAATGGTGGATTTGATGGAAGCAGGTTCATATGATTGTCTTCCCTGGAAAATACCGGGTTATACAGTAAGAAAAAAATATAATCGTAATCCAAGATCTACGTATAGACGAGACATTCCACTAAGAAGGTATACAGCAAGATTTGAATATGTAATTCCAGGAAAAGGGACATCATTTAACCAAGGAGATATTATTCAATTTTATTCTTCATATTACCGAAAATTCTCTTGGCAAGAATGGTTTGTACCAGAAGATGACAAAAAAGGAGTATATAAGAAAAACAAAGATGTTCCTGGATACGCCGGAAAGCAATTCGCCATAATTCTTGCAAGATATAAGTGGAGAAAATTCAAATATGACAAAATCTACTCAGATTATGGAACAATCGTTATGATGCTAACTGGAAAAAAAGTTGGCCATGTTAGAAAATATTATTTGAAAACCCCCTGGAATGTTGTAGCTCAATTTCCCTGTTTGCCGCATTACCTTCCAGAAGAGATTCGTCCTATAGTTGAACCAATATTTAATGAAATTCGGAATGAGTTAACAACCGAAGAAGGAAGGAACAAATACCTAGAAATATTATATAGGAAATTCAATCCGGAGGAGAATATTCGTGACAGAAAATGATACAATTGAACTATATATGAAAGAGCGAGAATACCAAAGGTGTATTTTTGGTAACTACGAGAATGAAAAATCTCTGAATCTTGGAAGCTTTTTAATCTTTATTAGGCATTATTTAGAAAAAGCAGAACGAGGATATGTTGGCCCATGGATAACACCAGAAAAAATGCCTTCTTGGTTGAAAAGTTGTAAAGAACTTCAGGGCGGATCGGCTCCAGTTGAAGCATATGAGCATCTTATTAAAGTTTTTGCTTTAGCTGGGGCAGCATTAAAAACTTATGCAGATATTGATCCAAATAGGTGGCGTGAAAATATAATTGAAGAGGGGCAAAAATGGATTGATGCCAACCCCTCACTACTTTCATCTCTCAAGGAGAACTCAACAAATGAATGAAAATTTAGCAGAAATGGTAAGTCAAGAAACAGATGAAGCCCCAATGTCATTTCCAGAAGACCAACTTGATATTCCAGTAAACGCTTCTCAGCAGGAAGATGAGTCTGATAATAGTGAAAACGAGACGATCACCCAGCAGGAGCCACCAACAATTCCAGTGACAAATCTGGGGTCGTGGTTTGAAGGAAATCATGGTTTATTTCCAAACATTAAGCAAGTTCGTTTACAAGTTACTGGAGTTGATCAAGCAGAAGATCTAGTTTTGACAATTCCACATGAATCCGGCGAAGTTTTAGATGGAGGCGCTGAAAAGCGTCGTCTAATGAAAATTGATGATGCAAACGTCTTCCCAGTTGTTAATCTGCCGGGCATCGATATGAATGTGTATAATAATGGATTTCGAATTGTTTCCCAATATACAAATGATATTTTTCTAAAGTGCTATGGTGTTAAAACTGGATTGATCATTGTGTTTTGTAAAAGACTCAATAATCATCTTCTCCCATATGCAAAAACCAAAGTTGGGAAAAAAGCAACTGCGCTTGAGTTTATTAACCCTCCAGAAGATTTTGATGCAAGATCGCAAATGGCTCTAGATAAAGAAGCCTTGGTTCTTTTATACAAACAGGTAAGCGGAGATATTGAAAATCTCTCCACAAATCTAGATGCTGTTATCGCACTAACGAGAAAGCAGGATTCAATTCGGGATATTAATCACCATGTCCAGATCGATAATGCATTGATCGCTATTCTAACTAGATAATTGTTAATTGAGAAAGGGTGGAGCTCCCTTAATTGGGGGCTCCACAAAAAAGTATGAAGATAAATGCAAGCAATAAATTAGTCATAGCAGATGTATACTCATACGATATATCCTCTTGTCATTATAATATCTTGAAACGATATGGATTTGATCTTTCTCATATAGATAAAAATAATAAAATAAAAAGAAATACACAAATTGGGTTAATGATGAAAGACAATCAAAGAATAACTTCCCTTCTTAGAAAAACCACAACAAATCTTATTGACTCTTACATATCAGTAAACAATATAAAAGAGAATGATATAATTTTAAGGCAGTACGATGGAATTATTGTTTTAAAACCACTTAAAGAAACAAATTTAAATGAAATGCCAATTGATTTTAGAAATCACTTTGAAATTTTTATTTCGTCAATGAACAGAAGAATGTATATTGCGAGATCTTCTTCTGGGGAAGTAAAGATAAAAGGCGTTCCTAATAGATATAATGATTTAGAATATTATTATCAAAAAATATGTAAAATAAATTTTGTAAATAAAGACAGAATTTTTAAAAGTCTTCAAGAAATAAAAGATGAATTTTTAAGCACACAAACTCCATTTCTTTTTGGAATTCCAACTAGAAATGGAAAAGTAAATGTTTTTTTGAAAGACTATGGTGAAATGGAAATTGCGGAAAATACATTAAAAATTATTGATGTAGATGATATTGACAAGCAACGATACTTTGAATTTTATATCTCACCTTTTACAAAAAGTATCGTCCTAGAATTTGTGAGGTAAAAATGAAACTAAAGACAGATTTTGTAACCAATTCTAGTTCAACCTCATTTGTTGTTTGGGGAGCGTATTTTGATAGAGATGAATTTATAAAAAACAATTTACAAAAAATAAAAGAAATTCACAAAGATCAGGATGTGGGATTTGATCTGGCCGCAGAAGGTTTGAAAAGTTTTATGGAGTTATATGATATTATTAATGAGTTGCTAAAGGATACAGATTTAGAATATTCATTGGGGCCATATAACTCCGAAACGTTAATTATTGGAACTCATTATACC